CCCCCGACGAGCTCGCGGAAGGCCCGCGCGCATCCCGTCGCGATCGCGCGGGCAATGCCGGCGGGGAGCGCGGCGCCCTCGGGGATCACTTGCCGGCGAGGCTCGCCGCGGGTCGCGTAGTGGTGGAAGACATCGGCGCCCTTCAAGAAGACGCGGATCGTCGGACCGAACGCCTTCGCCGAGACGTGCGCCGCCGCGTTGACCATCGGGCGCGCGCCGTCTTTCTTGCGCGGCGCCCACGCCTCGCCGTCGGGGCTCGTGCCGGCGGCCGCCGTCTTCTTGACCTCGGCCTCGACGAGTGGAGCGGCGTAGCGGGCGCCGAGCGAGAGGCCCTCGCGCCCAAAGCGGCGGAGCCCGTCGATCCAGCCTTGCATGACGTCCTCACCGTCCACTTGCGTCCTCCGATCGGCCGGCCTCGGCTTGGACGTCCGCCCACGTGTACGGGCTCTGTTCGGAGTAGGCGAAGGGTCCACCCTGGTTGATGGCCGAGTCGGCGCCGCCCTCGAGAAGCGGAAGGTCGAAGAGGCCGGTCACCGAGTCGGCCGCCTCGAGCACCTCGGCGCGCGCCGACTCGCCCATCTTCTGGATCTGGAGGTCCTGTTCGCTCGTCGGGTCGAAACCTCGCTTGAGGTACGCGTCGAGCGTCGTGATCGCGACGAGCCAGCTGATGATGACGAGCGGCGGATTCACCGCCCACGTCACCGCGTAGCGCTTGCGAAGTCGCGCGAAGATCCAGCTCGCGTTTCCGTCGAGACGGAGATCGAGCCAACCCGGCTCGAGACGCTCGAGGGTATCAATAGCGGTCGACGGCATCGTCGATCGCTGCTTGAAACCTGCGAGGTTGAGGAACGGGTTAGCCACGGTGCTCCCTTGCGCGCGGGTCCTAGTTGAGGACCAGCCAATCGAAGGTGCAGACCGCCGCCGCGATCGTTGCCTTCGTGTCGTCGATCGCGTTCACGACGAACGTGCCCGCACCGACGTTGCGGTTCGCGTTCGGAACGTCGAAGCCAGCAAAGCCGGTGATCGCGCCGGCGCCGGGGTCCTTCATCGTGATGAAGATGCGGCTGTTCGCGTTGAGAGCCGCGCTGATCGTCTTCGTCCCGGTCACGAGGGTGCTCGTGCCGCTCTGAATGTTCGGCGCGCTCTGCAAGAGCCCCTCGACCCACACGCCGGTTGCGTCCGAGGTGAGGTCGTAGACGATGCCGGCGATCTGGCCAGTCGCAGCGCCGGTGACCGTCTGATCGTCGAGCGTGTAGCAGAGCCCTTCGCGGCCGCCGACCGCGATCGCCGTGCCGGTGTCGTTGACCATGAGGTCGACGCGCCGCTCCTCGAAGAACTCGACGTTCGCGGAGACGGCGCCGGCGGCGCCGCTCGTGTTGTCGACGGTCTCCTCGAAGCGGCCGACGATGCGGCCGATCTTCGTCGGGTCGGCGGGGCAGTAGTAGCCGGCGCCGGTGCCGCTCGTGATGCACATCGCGAGGCCGCCCTTGATCGCCTTCACGCTCGCGGCGAGCGGACGGAGATCGAACTTCAGGAAACGAACCTTCTGGGACTTGTCGGTGGTGAGCGCGGTCATGTGTCCAATCTCCTTGTCCGTCGTCGCTGACGCGGTCGCTCGATCGCGACCGCGCCCGTTGGGTGATGCGTTGCTTTGTTAGGCCGCCTTCGCCTTGAAGAAGGCGTACGGGTGCCCGTAGCCGCCCACGTTGCGGCCGTGGGTGTGCCACTCGAGCATCTGAGCGCGATCGAGGATCGCGTCGACGCCCGTGCCGCCGCCCTGGCCGGTGTAGTAGGTGATCTTGAAGGGCTCTCGGTCGACGTAGACGAACGCCCCGAGCTGCGAGGTCGTGAGCTGCTCGCAGCCGATGTACCACGAGGTGTCGTCGGCCGCGGTGCCGGTCATAGCCGAGCCGAGCTCGTCGGCGACGACGGGCACGCCCAGGCCACGCTTGCGGATGACGCCCTCGACGTCCGCCGAGCCGGCGCCGCCGGTCGACGCGAGCGCGAAGTACTTCGCGTCGGTGAGGAGAAGCGCGCGCGTCTCGAGCGCCGGCGGAACGACGAGGTACCGCGGGATGAGGAACCGCGGATCCTTGCCGTTCGGCATCTTCAGCGACTTGATGTACGCGATCGCCTTGCCGATGTTCGCGAAGGCCACGTCGAGGGTGACCGACTCGTCGATCTTCAGCGCGCCGGGGTAGATGCCCGAGGCGGCGCCGGTGAAGACGTTCGAATAGGTGCCGTCGCTCGAGTCGACGCCGTTGTTGGGGTGCGATCCCGAGAAGAAGATCTGCTTGTCGTACGCGAGCGACGTCGCCGCCTCTCCGTTGACGACGAGCTGCGCCAGCTTCTTTTGCGGCCAGTAGCCGGCGTACGCCGAGATCTGCGCGGTCCACTCGGTGGCGAGCTGGACGCCGTTCCCGTCGAGGTCCTCGAACTGCTGGCGACGGATGCGGAGACCTTTCCCGGCGTCCAGCGCCGTGTAGTCGGTCTCGAGGATCGTCATGTCGTCGAACTCGATGTTGCCGCCCTTGCCCTGCGTCTCGATCGTCGCCGTCGAGAGGATCCAGAACAGGAGCTCCTTGCGGGAGACGGACGGGCGCACCTTCATGAAGGGCTCCCACCACTGATTTTCTCCCGCGCTCATCCTGGAGAACTCGTTCTCCTGGATGATCTTCATGCGCGACTCGAGGTCGAAAACGAACGGAAGATCGACGACGCCCATGGCTACTTGGCCTCCTGCTTAGCGGCCGTGGCCGCGCGAGCTTCGATGCGCTTGACGTGCGCGCGCGCCTGGCTCGGCGTCATCACCGAGCAGACGAGCGACGTTCCCTCGTGGCGCACGGGGTTGGGCTCCCGCTTGCCGAACATGATCGAGTCCAGGCGCTCCGCGTGCTCGCTCTTGCGCGTCGCGCGCATGCCGAGGACGTCTCCGTCGTCGCCCTGACCTTCGCCGCGCGTAGCCGCGCGCTCGACGGACGGCACCGTGTTCGGTCGCCCGCGGCCCGGCGGGACCGGGATGAGCGCGAGGATCTCGGGGAGCTCCGCGCTCGTCTTCTTGCGAAGCGTCTTGAGCTGCTCGGCCGAGAGATCCGGACGGGTCGCGAGGAGCGACTCACGCGCCGTGTTCTCGGCCGTCGCGGCGATCTGCTCGAGCTGCTTGTCGTGCTTCTCGACCTTCGCGGCCGTCGCGGCGATCGCGGAGGACTTCTTTTGCTCCTCCTCGTAGGAAGCGGCCGCTCGCTTGGCCTCCTCTTCCTTCTTCTTCTTCTCGTCGTCGTCGCCGGCGGAAGCCGTGACGGCCGCCGCGCGCGCCGCTTCCTCTTCCTTCTTCTTCGGCTCGTCGCCGTCGGGCTCGTCGGGAAACGCGGCCTTGACGGCCTCGAGAGCCGCCTTCTTCCCCATCTTCTTGATCGCCGCGGCCATCTCGTCGCCCGGCGGCTTCTCGTTTTCGTTGGCCATGATCGTCGTCTCCCTGGTTGAGCCCGTGCGGTTTGCGAGCGCCGTGACGTTCCACGTCGCGGGGTTGTTCGTGAGCGCCGTATTGAGGTAGGCGACGACTTCGGCGCTCTTCTTGTCGACGTCGTACGCGGGCGAGAAGTAACGAAACTCGGGCGGGTCCTTCGCGAGGCCTGCGCGCGCGACGTCCGTCCATTCGACGTCGACGGCCCACAACTCGCCGTTGCGCACGGCGAGCTTGTGGAAGCCGGCGGCGCGGCGCGCTTCCGGCGGCGCGTGCGGATCGAGCGACGCGTGATCGAAGTCGATCGAGTAGAGGTTGCCGCGCGTCTCTTGCTCCTCGAGCAAGCGCTTCGCCGATCGCGACGTGAAGACGGTGTCGCCTTTGTCGGTCGGGTTAGATCCCGCGCGCCAGATCCGGAACGCGACAGGCACGCCGTCCTCGCCGAGTTCGACGCCGTCGAGACTGCCGCGGAGCGCGCGCGCGTCGGTGCGGATCATTGCAGCACCTGTCCGGGCTGCTCGCCGCCGCCGTCGGCGTCATCGTTGATGTCGACGGTCTCATCTTGCGAATCCGAGACGCGCGCGAGAGGGATGCCAAAGCGGTTGGCCAACTGCACGACGTCGAGCGTCTCGCCGAGTGGCGCGAGCGCTTGCGTGAGGGACGCGATCGCCTGGCCGAGCTGATTCATGCTCTCGGCGGCCGCCTTGAGATCCTTCGGCGGTGTGACGTCCCATTCCACGGTGGTACCGACGTCGAGCGCCGCCTCTCCCCATCGGCTAGCGATGTAGCTGGGGAGCATCTGCGTGTTCACCGTGTACGCGAGCGACTCGGCGTCGCTCTTGATCAGGTCCGCGCGAATCGACTTGTGAACGTCCGCGTTCGCGAAGCCGGTGCCGCCGTCCGTCGTCACCGTCTGACCGGCGAGCGCGATCGTCATCTCGAGGTTGGCGTCGTTGATCGTCTCCTGGAACGACTCGTATCCGCGGCCGTTGCTCTCGAGGAGCTTCACGTCGTAACCGGGCGTGAGACCGAACACGGTGTTGATGCCCCACGCCATGACGGCGCGGAACCAACTCTGTTTCTGCATCTCGCTCGCGCCTTGCGGCGAGACGGCGACGCGCGCGGGATTCGCCAGCTTGCTTTCCCAATTCGCGCGGTGTTGCTGGGCGTGCTGTTTGTTGATCCACGCCGTGCCGCACGCTTGCCAAAGCCCGTGTTGCCACGGCGCGAGGCGGCCGCCGGGAACGTGGAGCACCCATCGGCCGTCACCCGGCGTGATGGGAATCGGCCCGGCGATCGAGAGGTAGTACCAACGGTTCTCGCTCCACCGATACCGAAGCCACTCCGGCTCGAGGCGGACGAGGACGGGAAATGGGCGGTTCTTCACCGGAAGGAGCTCGCCGACGCCGACGCCGACCTCGACGCCGTCCGCGGCGAGCAGCGCGAGCTCCGCCGGCGGGAGCATATCGTCGAAGACGGACCGCGTTCCGTTGCGCGCGCTGAGGTCCTTCGTGATCATCGAGTCGCCGTAGAACCGCTTCGGGAGCGAGACCAGGCCGCTCGTGCGCGTCGAAAGGAGGCCCGATAGCGTGCCGTCGCGCCGCATCGCGCGGTACAACTGGCCGGCGATCGTGAGGTCGCCGCCGTCCGCCAATTGGATGCCCGTCTCGACGTCGCGCATGTACCAGCGCGTGCGCGTTTGCGGGAGCGGCGTGATCTGGCCGTTCAACTTCTCGCGGATCTGCTTCACGCGCGGATCGTCGAGCGTCGGCATGCCGCCGGGCGGCGGCGCCGCGTACGCCGAGAGCCCCAAGAGGGCCGCGAGCCGATCGCGCAGGTTCACAACCGAACGTGTCCCACGTCCGCGCCGCGACCCCCTGTC